TTTTGTGACCTGGATAGTAAGTTACGGGCTCGCATCAAGGCACAAAACCTTAACCTGGCTCAGACCCTCGCCGAGTACAGGCAAACATCCTCAATGTTTGTCTCCTTGACGAGTGACGTGCTTCGTACTTTCCGCTCTCTCCGAAGTGGTCGGGCTCTAGGGGACTTCGTTAGAAGTCTTCAAAAGCCCAGGGATAAACACGAGTTAGCAATCGCAAATCGTTGGTTACAATACCAGTATGGTATTAAACCTTTGATGAGCGACCTTTACGGGTCCGTTGACGCGTTAGCGTCGAAGATCCGGACGGGCATGTGGCATTACGTGAGTACGTCAGATATTGAGACTAGGAAATTCTCAGGTACCCCTACGGGTCCCTGGGGAAATCCTATCCGCAATACTGATTCCTCATGGAACCGCCGCAATGTTCGTGCTCGTTATCTTATCCGTGATGCTGCCTTAAAACAGCTAGCCCAACTCGGTATCACCAACCCGCTACTTTTAGCATGGGAACTTATTCCGTACTCCTTTGTCTTCGACTGGATAATACCAGTTGGAGACTTTCTCTCCTCATTGGACTCTATGATCGGTGTGAGTAACCTACAGGTTATTCGTTCTCGAAAATATTGGACAATGAATGAGAAGGTGTTCTTAGCAGATGGGGCGAAAACGACGTACACCGTTCATAGATATGACCGGTTTTCGTTGGATTCTAACCTCTCCCTGCCTCAGCTTAGTTATAAGCCGAGTAAGTCCTTGCTAGCTGTAGCGAACGGCGTAGCGTTACTACGACAACTTAGAAAGTAATCTCCAAACTATGAGCCAAATTACTGGCCCCCTCTCCATTAACAATGGAGCGGCCACACCTGTGGCCAAGTCGTTCGCACCGGAACGAGTGTCTCCCGATCTGTCGACGTTCACTGAACGTTCGGCAGCCGTGAGCGCTGGTTTTACGCGCTTGTCGGTTGGCTACTCTCCTGCTTCGAGCAAGAGGGCAACCAATCGCGTTGATGTGAAACTGGACCTTCCGGTCCTGTCGACTGTCAATGGCGTGAGCACCGTGGCGTACGTCGGTCGCTTCCAGGGTTACTTTGTAATCCCGGATGTGATGACGGCCCTCGAACGCGCGGATCTCCGTGCGTTCGTGGCCAATGCGCTGGATAACACCCCAATCATGGGGATCGTTAAGGATCTCGACCCACTGTACTGAGTTGTCACTCAGCGCAGATGTCGAATCCTCCTACGTATATGGAGTTATTCATATACGCCGTTCCTTCTTGTTAAAGAAAGTTTATCATGATTTATTCTCATTCCTTTGCCCCCGTTAACTGCGTACATTATGAAACGTTTTGCTACCTTATGGAGATCCCGTATGGGGCCGGAAGCGCAAGCTTACGGTCCCCCGCGGAATGCCGGATGGTGGCAGCGTTTCAATACGCTGTTAACTCTGGCAGGGGAGGAGCATTTACCAATTGGAACCTCCACCGAGTGGTGGTCGTTCCCGTCAGCTTATCTAGATACCAGTCATGGACTCGAGGCAAGAAAACCCTCAAGTCCGGATTTGGAGTCGTAGAAAGCCAGACGGACCATTCCCGCTTCGCGGATCTGAAGGCTCGTATTGCTATTGCAAATGCGAAAATTCAGGCTCGCGGAGTTGGTAATGGCCGATAAACCTACTAACAAGAGCGCAAAGGCGCCATCGGGGGCTCTAAGCCTCCAATCTCGAGTCTTTAAGCTCGAGTGCAGCCTGCTATCGTCTTTATGTGAAAACATAGGGACGATCAGGAGTTTGACAGTCTCACTTCTCGCTGCTTATGGAGAATGGGAGCAACTTCTAAATTTATCTGTGGATCCGTTGCTATATGATGACCCGTACAGCTTTGCTGACGATTATCTTGTAACATCGGTGATGCAGAAGAATCCGAGGTTGCCCACTACGATCGATAAGACAGCTGTCGCGATTGACAAGTTCGTAAAGAATGAGGAATATTGCAAGCAGACCAATGAGCGTCTTTCGAATTTCTTTAGTGGTAACATTCCGTTGCCATCTGATGTTTATCACGCCGTTCACTACGCGCGTGAAACCATCAGGGAAATTCTCGGCCCTCTAACGAAGGCCGATCTCAGTTTTGCTGAGAGTAAGATGCGATTTGGTCCAGGC